TGGGAAGAAAAACATATCTGTAATAAATAAACGGATTGCAATATCATTAAAGAGCATGATTGTCAATGGCATAAAGTATGGCATCAAAAAATTATTAAATATAAAAATGTGCGGTTTTATAAAAAATGGTATAATAATATACCACACAAAAAACATCGAAAAATTGAAGACTTATAGAATACTTTTGTTTTATACTAATAAAATAGAAATATCTTTTTTATTAATATCAATGGGGGCCTTTAAAATGTTCGAAAAAGGAAAATCTGGAAATGAGATAGGAAGACCTATCGAGCCCAGGGAAGTACAATTAGCTAAAACTCTTAATAGAGAATTTATTGCATCTAAGATGACAGAACTTTTAAGAAAGCCTCTTTCAGAATTACAAGAGATCTCACAAGACTTTGATGAGCAAGCTATAGATTGCTGGCTTGCTAAGATTATAACAATGGGCGTAACAATGGGCGACGCAATAAGATTAAATTTTATGTTTGACAGAATTATAGGTAAAGTAACAGAGATTAAAGAAGTGCAAATACTCGAACCTTTTCGCATAGAATCGAGAGAGGGTAAAACAATAGATCTAGGTATGAGAAATAAAAATGATGGATGATAATAAGTGGAAAAAAGCGCTTGAAAAACAGTCAGAGAAATTAAAAGATTACTTTTTTTTAAAAGAAAAGATAAAAGATTTGTTGGGTATAAGTAAACTTGAAAAAGAAGTTTTTGAAATAAAAAATAAATTAAATATAAAGGATTAACAATGGTAAAGATTATCGCAGATATAGGAAGCAACTGGCATACTATCGATGATATCTATCAATCGATAGAAAAATGTTCAGAACTTGGTGTGCATATTTGTAAGTTTCAATATTTCACATATGAGAAATTATATGGTGTAGAAGGCGGCATCTGTAAGTCAATTCCTAAAAGCTGGATACAGAACATTGCTAAGTGTTGTGAGCAAAATGATGTCGAGTTTATGTGTACTGTATTTGATCCAGCGGATATTGATTTTATCTGGGATTATGTTTGGCTTTTTAAAGTTGCCTCTCCTGAAATTAATCATCTTCCAATGCTCGAAGCGATTGCAAAATATGAAGAATCACCGCACGGTGTTTTGATATCAACAGGCTGTGCAACAGAGCAAGATTTAAAAATAGCAAGTGATATTATACCTGCATCAAAACTCTGTTTTATGGCTTGTGATAGTACATACCCAAGCACAAGCGCTCCTTTGCAGAATCTTAGCTATTTGAGAGAAAACTATGATCGCATAGGTTATAGTGATCATTCTACTGATAACTTATTCAGATTGATTATTGCAGATTCTTTCGATTGTGAATTTTATGAAAAACATTTTAGACTCACAAAAATAACAGGTACTCCCGACATTAATCACAGTTTGGATGAATACGATTGGCGTTATATGATACAAACATATCGGCAGTGGAAAACTGATTTAAGCGCTGACTGGATTGATCAACATAAACCATTTAAGCGTATTAAAAAAGCTCATGGTTTTTTTAGGCCAGTTCCACATTGAAAACATTTAAGCCGCACAGCGACAAGCAAGAAAATTTTCTGTTTTCTCAAAAAAAAATAGCAATACTTGCTACTGGTATTCAATTTGGGAAAACATTAAGCGGCGTTGTGTGGCTTAAAATGCTTATGCATAAGTACACTGATCCATCTCATAATTTTATCGTTTGTTCTCCTACATACAAAATTCTAGCACAATCAACACTCCCACCGTTTTTAGAAGTGATGGATGGATGCGGTAAACTTGATCGTCAAAATATGTGCTTTGAAATCAAAGGTGGTGGAAAGTGTTGGTTTAGGACAAACACAGACCCAGATAGCGTGGTCGGTATTACAAACGTGATGGCTATTTTATGTGACGAGGCGGGGTTGTATTCCAGATATTTCTGGGACAACATACAAGCAAGATCTAGTTTTAAGGCGGCTCCCATTCGTGTTGTTACTTCTCCTTATTCTCTCAATTGGCTTTATCAAGATTTCATTAGGCCACATCTTAAAGGCGATAGCTTTATCAGAGAGATTTGTGATCTCTATCAAGCTACAAGCAAAGAGAACCCATACTTTCCTGATGATGAGTATGAGCAAAGGCGCAGGACGATGGAGCCAAGGCGCTTCAATATGATCTATGGCGGTAATTTTGATAAAGCAGACGGACTAGTCTATCAATGTTTTGAGAGAGAATTGCATGTTGTCCCTATCCAGGACTTACCAGCAGGAACAGAATACTATGGGGGCATCGATTGGGGTTATACCGATCCTTTTGTGATCATTATAAGAGCGATAACACCAGATGGCTTTCACTTTGAGATATTTGAACACTATAAAACGAATCAAACTATAACTGAGATGAAAGCGACTCTAAACCGTATTAGGACAACACTAGGAATCAAAGTTAAAAGATTTGTAGCCGACCCTTCTCGGCCAGACTACATAAACGAACTTTGTAGGGATGGACACACCGTTATAGCTGCAAATAACGATATAAGAATTGGCATTGATAAACATTATGAGCTTATGAGATCGGAAAAGTATGCTGTCTTTGAAGGGCGTTGCCCACATGTTATCGATGAGTATGAGATGTACCACTACCCTGAAATCAAAGATTTAAAACCCGATCAGACTCAAAGAGATGAGCTTCCTGTTGATAAAGATAATCACACAATGGATTGTATTAGATACATAACAGCAGACACATATAAGCTATTCGGAGCTAAAAAGAATAGATTCTCTACCCATTCACAAATCGAACAAAAAAACTCACATAGTAAATCAGTACTTTTTGACACTGAAATTGAAAAATTAAAGAAGAAAAAAAGAAGAGAGAACTGGACTAATGCTCTCTAATTAATTATTATATAATAATCCTTCCGGATCATTGATTATAATCAGCTAACAAATAAATAGGTTTTAAAATGCCAACGTATTTATATGTTTGCCCAAATTGTAACAGTGAAAATTCTATTGTTAAAAAAATAGTTGATATTGATCGTGATGAGATTTGTCTCAATTGTGATCATAAATTGATATCAAAAGATAGACGCATAACTGTCGGCAATGGCTTTCTATACGAAAAAGTTGAAAATGCTGAATTTAACCCAGGTCTCGGTTGTGTTGTTAGAAATAGATCACACAAAAGAGAATTATGCAAAAGAATGGGTGTTGAAGAAATAGGCAATGAAAAGCCTGAATTAATTCACAAGTATTTTGATCAATCTAGAGAAGAAAAAAGATTAATAAATTGGGCTAAAGTTTATGAATGAACAATATACCCATGAAAGTTTTGATGAATTTAAAGCTTCACCGAATATAGATCAAACAGATGAGGAAGAGGCTTTAGTCAAAAAGACCAAAGAAACTTTTTATAAATTTAAAAATTATCGAAAGCGTTATGACCATAGATGGCTTGATTATTATAAGCTTGTGAGAGGACAGCAATGGGATTATAGACGGCCGAGGTGGAAAAACTCTGAGGTCGTAAATCTTATATGGCAGACGATTCAAAGCCAGATCCCTCTTCAAACGGATGTTAGGCCAAGATTTTCATTTTTACCAAAAGAACCAAGCGATAGAGAATTTGCAGACGTTTTAGATTCAATTGCTGAGAGCGATTTTGAAAATAATAATTGGTTAAAAGTTATATTCGAAGTTTTATTCGATGGCTGGGTTTACGGAACAAGTTTTTCGTATGTCGGATATAATCAAGAAGATAATTATGGTCTAGGTAGTGCTAGTTATAACACAGAAGATGTATTCCATTTTTACCCGCATCCTGATGCTAATGATGTTAACTGTGAGGAAAATGATACCTTATTTTATGCTAGACCAGTAGCGACTGATAAGCTTAAGAGAGCTTTTCCCGAAAAAGCTGAATTTATAAAGCCTGACATTTTTGATCGCATAAAAAAAGAAAAAACAGATCTTAAAAAATTTACGATGACTTATTTTAACTCTGACAGACAAATGGCAGAGGGATCTTATGGAAGCCATGAGGCTGGGCAAGATGATATTTGTAGGACATTTGTCATAGAATGCTTTATGAAGCCGAGCGATGTTGAAGAGCAAAAAGAAGAGTCAGAAGAGGGAGAAGAAAAATATACTGTTAAAAAAGCTTATCCTAACGGAAGGCATATTGTTATAGCAAATAATATCGTTTTGCATGATGGGCCTTTACCTTTCGAAGATGCACTATTTCCATTTTCAAAATTTAATAATTACATTCTTCCAAGAGAATTTTGGGGAGTGTCTGAATGTGAGCAGCTTGAAAGTACACAGATAACGTTTAACAAAATGTTAAATTTTATTCTCGATGGAATGGCTCTAACAGGAAATCCTATCTGGATAGTTGACTCTAATAGCGAAGTTGATGTCGATAACCTTGCTAACATTCCTGGCGGTGTAGTTGAAAAAAACCCGGGTAGCGAAGTAAGAAGAGAGCCAGGAGTAAGCATAAATCCGACTTTTTTCTCGGCTCTTGATCGCTTACAAAGCTGGTTTAACACCATGGCAGGTCAAAGCGAATTTAGCCAAGGTGATGCTCCCGGTGGCGTTACAGCAGCAAGCGCAATAGAGCAATTAATAAGAGCTTCTCGAACACGAATTCGTCAAAAACAAAGAAATCTCGATATGTATATGAAAGATGCAGGTAGATTATATATGAATCGAGTTTTTGAATTTTATACTGTGCCTAAGATTTTTCGCATGACTTCGAAGGATGGATCTCAGCTTTTTAGAAAATTCAGAGTTGAAAAAGATCAGCAGGGTCAAAGAATGGCTATTTATAGCGACTTTGAAGAAAACATGAGAGGCGAGTTAATCGAAGGGCCAGAAAAAAAGCTAATTCTTAAGGGTGATCTAGATGTAAGAGTAACAACAGGTAGTGAATTACCTTTTGATGTCGCAGACAATGAGAGAAAAGCTCTTGCTCTATTTGATAGAGGGATAATAGACGCTGAAGAGGTTTTAACTCGCATCGAGTATCCGAACAAAGAAAAAGTATTAGTAAGGCTTGCTGAGATGCAACAAATGGCTGCTCAACAACAGCCACAACAATAAGGGGTTATTATATGGTTGATGGAATGAATCAAGATCAAATGCAACAGGGCGAAGGCGGCGGCGGTGATACTGGCCAAGTCTTTATGGATATAGCTAACGGTTTGGCTGTTGTCACTGATGCAGTTATGCAATCCAATGCCCCTGATGATCTCAAGGGACGTATGCAAGGCGTTATGCAAGAGTATATGTCTATAGTCGATGAGCTAACAGGTGGTGGGGCTCAAGGCGGTGGCGGTGGTCAGCCTATGCCTGTCGAGCAATCCCCTGGTGCGGTTCCATATTCACAAGCAGGAGTGTAACATATTATGTCATATGATTTAGATGTATCCGATATACAAGAATCTAGTCCAGATTTGGAAAATTCGAATGTAGAGGACAACAGCCAGCCAACTCCACAGGAGCCAGCGAGGCAATTGTTTAAGTATCAAGCTAACGGGAAAGAGGTCGAAGAGGATTTAGACACGATTTTACAGAGGGCATCGCAAGGTTATAATTATGCACAGCATATGAATGAGTTTAAAGCAAGACAAGAAGCCTTCGAAGCCGAGAAAAATCAGCTCAATCAGATGAGATCTAAGTGGGAGCAATACGATAAATATGCTTCCGAAAATCCTGAGTGGGCCGAACATGTAAAAAACGCATGGGAAAATAGAGGAAAACAATCTACCGAAGCCGAAGCTAAGGATATCCCAGAAGCTCTCAAAAAGGAATTTGATGAGCTTAGAATGTTCAAAGAACAATTCCAAAAGGATATGCAGCTTAGAAAAGAGGCTGAAGAGGATGCAATACTTGCAAAGCAGTTTGATGAAATCAGGGAAAACTATCCCGATTACGATCTTTCTCACACAGATCCAAAAACTGGAATGAGTCTTGAAATGCAGATCTTAGAACATGCTAGAGTTAATGGCATTCATTCTGTGAAGGCTGCTTTTAGAGATCTCATGTTTAACGACATTATGTCTAAACAGATCACAAAAGCGAAAGAGGCTGCTGCAAAAGAATTACAAGATAGGACTAAAAAGGGCTTTTTAGCAGAAAGCAACAAGAGTCTTATACAAACAGGCGTTAAGCCGCCAAGAAAAGGCGTGTCTAGTTACGCTAATTTAGCCATGGATGGCGCAAAAGAGTTAGGACTTTTATAAAAGGAGTAAATAAATGTCAGTATCTTTAGACCAACTCAC